GCCAGGGATAACACCCCGACCCCGTATTGTGGCAACAGGAGGGCCCATATTCGATTAAGAATATAGGTTTTTTAATTTACAAATAGCTGAAATGCTATCTACTCATTGTCCGCTCTGGACGATTGAGCCTGTTACCGAATCCTGTTTTACTTCGAGGATTAACGAAGCTGTTTATCTAACATTGTAAAGTTAGGTAGGTCTATTCTCACTAAGAATCTGAGCAATGCTCTGTCTTAGGTGTTTAATGAATAGAGACTGTAGCTTAGCCTTTTGGATAGCAACTCCATCTGTCGAGACCTTAAGAAAGTCAAGTATGATCATGTTACGTTGTTTGTAACTCCAAAAGAACTTTGAGAACTCCACTATACTTCATAACTTGGACATTTGTTCTAAGTAGGATTCTTCAATGAATCTTCCCACTATGAAACAATATGGATGATTGTAAATAGCAGTTAAAACCTGACTATTTCTTTCACCGTCTTGGGTATAGCGTAAGATCGCTTTAAATAATCGATCTTGAGCGTCTCCAGCTACTTTTCCAGCCGTGTACATGAAAGTTGATACTATTGCTCGGATCATAATATCTTTCGATATCTTAGATCTATTGCAACCTATAGTTTCAAGGTTAAGGGTCATCAAGTACGTATTTACAAGTACTGAATCGCTTATAATTCCTCTACTATAGTCGTATACAGCTTTCGCTAGTTCTAACCGTGTAATCCTAACTTTATTAGCTTTAGCTGATAAAGGTTTGAAAATCTGGTAGAACTGTACACAAGCAAATAGTCAACCAGTATGTGGTTTGAAACCACGCCTTATTGAAGTATGTATATAGTCAACCATGGCAGAATAATTAACCATGTGTTGCTTCATACCTTTAAAGCTCAAGGGAGAAATCTCACCAAAGAGAGTATAAACTCTTTTCGCAAATTCAGCGTATGTAAAACTTACGACTGTCTTAGGAATTGAGATTTGTACTCCAATGGAAGAAATTAACCTTGAATACTCAAGTGCAAGGTTCTGGTCTCAGATAACAACATCATCACCTAATATAATATATTTAGCTGTTGAATATCATTTAATACCGATATTCTGACATGCGATATAAAATATCATATGGTGACATAAAGTGGTGGTACCTCAACTTGTATAGAACCCCATAGGGTTACCAACCGAGTAAGAAATTTCTCGGGATGAGCCGTTTGGATCTTTGTAAGTGAAAGGATAACCTACCATAATGTTGTATCATGCTTCTGCTTTGATAGGACCTATTAGATAAGTTAAAAGAATTCTTATTAATCTTATAGGAAACCTGTCCGTAAAGGACTTTAAATCATAACAGAAGTACCGTGTTTGACCGTCAAACTTAAAGCTACGGCATGTTTCATTGCCTTGCTCAAAAGTTTCGTCATGAGGTATAAATGAGAGGAGCTTATAAATTTGATTATGAAGAAAAAGTAAAACATTTTGACTTCAATAATCACCAATAGCGATTACTCTCGTTTTACCCTCTGGATCAGAGAAGTATGAAATTTTCCTAAATACTTTTGAAGGAATAACTTTACCCTTCTTAAGGATTGTCGGTTGTTCCATACATTCTCTTAATTCAGGGAGACACGTGAGGATTGAATCTATCCTTAGGCCTACTTTAGGACCACCTAGTACTTTTATACTTTGAATTAATGAATCTGGTAAATTCTCCAGATCATCAAGACAAGAATATAAAGCTTGTACTCCGGTGGGCCCTACTTTAGATGTTAGATGTGGCTCGTCGCTATCACCATTAAAGGTTAACAACATTCTATCTCGACCTAGCATCTTATATTGTCTCCGACTTTTTACGAGACGTATAAGACGTTTAGCAAATTTAGCAATTTGTCCCTCTAAGTCAAGTGGTAAATTGACTGATATAGGTTGTATTATAGACCCAATATCTGGTATAGCCCGTAAAACGATTGATCTTGTGTAATTTAATACTGATAAGACAATTTGAAGTATTTGAGAATTTACCGACTCTTTACGTAAATCCTCATTTCCTTCTCTTTGCCTTATTGTACGTAAAATCTTACATATAGGTCCTAATTTCACTGGCAAACAGTCTTTTGTTAATTTGATACCTTTCCTATCGATAGAAATATCCCTAGCTAAGTACTTAGTAACAACTGTTCTAATTGCTTTGTTGATTAGTACGGCATTCCGAATTCCTTTGTGTTTAGATACATGATTTATGTATTTAAAATATATATCAAACAAGGTTGGACAGAATACGTCTTTCGTTACACCAACAGTGGTGATTAAATATTTTACCCATCCTGTTGCTTCTTTACCAAAGATCTCACATTTAGGAACCTTCTTAGAAGGAGCTTTAAGTCGCAATGGAAAAGATTTTATAGATGTACGACTGTGTTTCATAAATAACATTTAATTAATTAATGATTAATTGAGGATTTATGTCCCCGGTCACATCTAGAAGTCCAAAGATATGTGAATACTTCAAGAATTTGAATATTTACAGTTCTTATTATACAGAATGTATAACGTTGTTGGTTTTTAAGTACCCCTAATAAGATAGTGTTCCTGAATAGCCATTTGTTATAT